TTATTGTCGCAAGCCTACGGAGCAAACAAAAATTGATATACCCATATCGTTTGAAAATAGAGAAGTAAATCACTCCTGTAAATATAAAACTGGATCACAGAGAGCAGCCGAGTATATAGATAGATCAAAAAAAATGAGAGATGGTTATTAATTTATTGCTAGAAAAATTAAATAGCAAATATCACTTTAATAGTGGCGGTTGTTGCTATGTGGCTTATCTAATAGCTAAAGAATTGGAAGAAATGAATGAACCCTTTTACTTAATAATACAAGCTAGCTCATGGAAAGGGAATCATTATTGTATATCATGTCCTAAATTCGGGCTTATTAACCCATTTCAGGATTATCAACATCAAGTACATTTACGTGCTTCATCGGACACTATAAAGCGTATTTATGATGATAATGAATGGAGCTTAAAGTATGATACTAGTAAAAATGAAGAGCTTGCCAAAGAAATTAAGAATATATTCAATTTATTCATAATAAAGAAAGGAGACTAATATGTATATAGCAAGAGACAGATGTGGGGATTTATGCCTTTTCACTGGACGCCCCGTAAAGATTGATGAATATTGGCTACCAACAAAACATAGCTTTGATTGGATTAGGCTTGATTCTGAACTGTTTCCCGAAGTAAAATGGGAAGATGAAGAGCCGACAGAAGTTGAATTGGTAAAGAAGGAGAAGTAATAATGAAGATATATGGAATAATTAGAACAGTATGGAACGGAAGCAGTTATTATTCCGATCCATACGAAGATATATTACTTTATTTAAGCGAAGACGAGCGAGATAAGGGTATGGCGCAATACGTTAATGATGGTGATGTTTATCAATACAATACTTTTGAAACAGAAACGAAAGAATAATTATGCCAACAACATTAAGAGAAATCTATCCAACAGCAAAGAAAGAGCATACATGTGATTTTTGCGCTTGCAAGATACATATAGGACAAAAGTATGTTCGTCAGACAAATGTCTATGACGGAGTAGTGGACGACTTCATCACACATCAAGAATGTAAAGAAGTAGCTCATGAATTGAGAATGTACGATGATTGTGATGATAGCGGGCTAGATGGAGAATCTTTTCGCGAAGAATTGGATTCATACGTATATGCTAACCATTATGATGAACACACAGATGATGTTTATACTGGTTGGCAGGTTAATTACTATGAGATGGCGAAGAAAGTATTGAAAGAACTTAAAATGGAGAAATAACAATGAAATCAAAAAAAGTATTATCAATCGAACAGATGCGGAGATTACAAAAACTTGGCGTAGATACAAGTACCGCAAGCTGGTTTTATGACTTGAAATATGGTGGCGACTTAGATGTAGTGAAATATCCTAAAAGACTTTCCCAATATATACAAGATGGTAATGGTATTGGAGCTTTTACTCTACAAGATATATTGGAAATTATGCCTGTATTATATCCTACAATGAAAAATGGTAAAAGGATATTAGTTGATAGCAGTCGAGAGGATTCCGGTTGTCATTATCAGCCTACTATCTTTCATTCTGAAGATGGCTGGTTTTGTAGCTATTTCGATAGTGAAGAACTTATGGACGAAAGAACATCCGATAGCTATAATAATCCTCTTGATGCAGCCTATGAAATGCTTTGTTGGTGCATTGAAAACGGATATATTAAAGAACTTAAAAACGAATAACTATGGGATTTACAACAGCAGCGTTTATTAGACGCAATACCCCGGAGCTTCGGAAGAAGTTGGAGGAGTTGGGATATAAAAATTATGGAAACCCTTTTCAAATAACTGATGATAGCAAATTAATTACAACTATTGATGGTGAATATGTTCCTTATAATGTACCACTAGACGATAGTTTTATTGATTGCGGAACTAACGAGGAACTTTTCTTGGCAATAGCCGCATTGAGGGATGATACAAACGAAAATCAATGGTTTGTAGCAGATTCACCGCTTAGCGTTTCTTATGATGATACTGTGGGTAATGACCATTATTTTACAGAGCCTAAAGGTAGCGTATTCTTTTGGGATGAAAATTGGAATCATGCCACTATTATTTCAGGGAATTACCACAAGGCTACCGTAGAAGAGCTAATCGAACACTTTAAAGGAAAGGAATAATTATGAAACAATCTAAGAAAAAAGAAATTACAATTGAGTTGGTGAACGATATTTCATCTTTGATAAGAATACAGGAACTATCCCTGATAGAGTTGAAAAAGAGAGTGCGTAACCAACAGGTTATAGACTTTCAGGAGGATATCCTAAGAGTCTTAAAGGCTGTCAGTAAAATGGATTTGATAAATTTAGATGAGAATTAAAATGGATCGTACAATAAAATTCAGAGGAAAGCGAATTGATAACAAAAAATGGGTATATGGATTCCTTGCTGATGAAGACTACATCAACGATATTGATTCAATTGATCTGTCTTCGATAGAAGTAGATATAGATACCGTAGGTCAGTTTACCGGTTTATTCGACAAAAACGGCAACGAAATCTATGAAGGGGATATAATCAGTGTAAACGGTAAATATCCCAAATTAGTGAAGTATATAGATGACTACGCTTGTTTTTGTTTAGCCAATATAACTGATTTAAACAAGAAATGGATTTCCCCTTGGCAACAAGTCTCTCCCAGTTGGTGGAAT